TTGAAAGACGCGCTTGATTTCATTTGTGGACTGACAGGTGCTGATTGGTATGTGGATTATGACAAGAAATTACACTATTTCAAATCAGAGGATACCGCCGCGCCCTATAGTTTTTCAGATACACCGGATCTGCTAACCACATTCCCTTATTATGGGCTGGTAAAGACAGACGACGGCTCCGGTACATTCAACGTGGTTGAGGTTGTTGGTGGTAATTACCGCTCCGCTGATGAAACGATATACCTACCGGGTACAGGACAGCATAATAGAATCTCGCTACCATTCAAATACCAGGCTCCGACAGGTCAGACAGCGGTACAAATATGGCGAAATGACGGTACTGAAGGCACGCCTGTTTGGACCCCCATGACCGTGAAGGTTGGGTACATCGGTGAACTCTCTGGAGCTGATGATGTACTCTATTACTTCCAGGAAGCGGTGATTGAGCAAACCGCCGTGTGGCCATCGTTGCCCAACGCCGTGAAGTTGACCGGGCAGTATGAAATCCCATTGAGGACACGGGCAAGGAATCAAGCATCCATCGACCTTTACGGGCGCGAGATTTACTACGTTTATACCGACAGTTCAATTGTAGATAAAACGGTCGCCAGGTTGAAAGGCAATCAGTTATTGATCGAGTCCGCTCTGGGTAAACAATACTACTCATGGTACTGCCAAAAGAGACGGCTCCGCGCTGGCATGACCGTTGGAATGAAAAATGACGCGATGGTCATTGACACATCCTATTTGATTCAGAAAGTGAATACCGACATAGGAATAGCGGGGGCGGTGGAAGTGTCTGTAGAAGCGGGGAACTATAACCCTGATTTAGTGGATGTTCTACTCGCATTGAAACGAGCATCAACACCGACTATGCCGTACCGTGAGGATGAAGTAACTGATGTCCTCATAACGGACGCTGAAGAGTTGGAATTATTTGAGACAGTCGGAGCTGTGACAACCCACACAGGGACTTACCAGTGGGATGACGGCTGTAAATGGGGCTTTGCGAAATGGGGCTAGATATGGATAACCTGAAATTCAAAGGGCGTTCAACTGTGAGGGCATTCCGAGCAGGAGTGATCCCTTATTTGATGAGCATAGGCTTGTCACTGCAGGACGCGGTGCAATTCGCAAAACACGCCGGCTTCTGCGTACATGAGAATATTGTCGATAACCTTGTTGTAACAGCCGGGAAGGTACTGGTAGCGGACTTCCTTGTTGGTGAGAGCAGAACGGGATTGAACTATCACGCCATTGGCACCAGCACAACTGCACCCGCTGCAGGTGATACACAGTTGGGGACTGAGGCGGCACGTAAGGTATTTACATCTATTGCAAGGTCAAGTGTGAGCGTGGTTGTGAGCACATTTTACACCGCAGCGCAATCAACCTTCAACATCAAAGAGGGCGGCATATTTGGCAATGGTGCGACTGGCACGGCTAATTCAGGCACGTTGTTTTCTCACTTCTCGCAGAGTGAGGATAATAGCGCAGGGCTTAACGATCTCACGTTCGATTGGGAACTACTTTTGAGGTAAACATGACAATACAAACAAATGAAGATATTTTAGCAGCGGACGTGGTAGCACTTGGTGGTGCTAATGACGTGAATATATTGTCGTCACTCCCACCATTATCAGGATTGCAGGCAGCGCCGTTGTCAGTGGTGGAATCAAGCGGGGCGGGGACGACAAAGCCTATCATCCCGATATTGTCATTTGACGCATCAACGGATGAAGGCAGGATGTGGATATTCCGGGCGCCATCGACAACGTTGTATTTACATTATGCCGGATACATGGCGGGGGCTAATACCAGTAAAACAGTGTGTATAGCGGTACAACTGGCAGCCATCAGTCCTGGGGATACTGGCGTGACCGCTAAGGTATTCGCAACCGTGAACACTGCAACAAAGACGGTTCCAGATGCAGCGGGGACAGAATTTGACGACACCATAACCCTGACCAATGGCGATAGTGTAGCGGTTGGTGATTGGGTTTGCATGACCGTGTTCAGGGACGTGAGCGCGGATGACGCGGCTGGCGATTTCAACATGAACTTGATAAACATTCAGGTAAGCGCATGACCGACAAGGATTTAGCAAGCATAGTAGTGAGGGCACTCATAATGATTGTCAAAGCGATAATCAAAAAATATGAGTTGAACATAAAACTAAATGATTGAATTAAGGTTAGAAAAGTTGTATAATCAAATTGCTAATCATTCAATTAGCGAGGAGATATACGATGAAAAAAGAAATAGTAATGTGGCTAATCATTGCGGTGCTGGTAGTTGGCGCGTTGCTTCTCGGCACACAGAAGGCGGAAACAATGGCAATTAACTTTGTTAACGGATCAAGTTTGAAGTATACCAATCCAACGGCTGTGTTGAATCTTGCGACAAAAACAGTCACTGGATGGATTCAGATAACCGGAAACAATACTGCCGGATTCCCACACGTGATATTTTTAATTGATAACGCTGGTGTTTCTACATTTGAGTTCCTTGTTTATCGAGATGCAACATATAACTCAATCACCGTTTCACAAAATGCAGCAACTAGCGGAGGCTTGTGGTTTAGCAATCAGTCTCTTGCCCTAAACACGCCATACAGAATCGTTATCACATACGACAATAGCCTTGCCGCCAATGATCCTATTATTTACTTAAACGGGGTTGCACAATCTCTTGACAGTGACACAAATCCTGTCGGAGCGGTAACTTCTGAAACAGGGCTTGATGCTTATATTGGTGGATACGCAACGGTTAATGAATATTCTCGGATAATCATACACGACCAACGTGTTTATAACCGTATTTGGACAGCCGCCGAAGTTGCGCTTGACTACTCCGCACGAGGTCGCGACAATATCCGCAACGGCTTAGTATCCTGCCCGTTCCTCAATGGCGCGGCTGGATTACAAGCCTTTGACGGCGCGACACTAGTCGCAGGGAATACCATCGTTGACCCGTGTTCAGGGGCAGTTGGAGTGCCGGCGGGAAATCCCGTTGGTGTGGGAGAAACCTATTTGAGATAACATAAGACACAGTCCGCCGCGAAAGCGCCCGACAAACTTAAACCGAACCGCCGTTCTATAACGCCCGTTCTCAATCCGAGAGCGGGCTATTTTATTAAGAGGTAAACAATGGCAGGAATAACACACACAAAAGTATCAATCATAGCGGACGACCCTAACTATGACATTATGCCGTCAGACTGGAACGCGGAGCACACCATAGCCGCAACTGTCCCAAATGTGGCAACGACAGCGGCAAATGATTTCATCGTTGGCAACGGTTCAGTGTGGCAGAAAAAGACAAAAGCGGAAGCAAGAACCGCAATGGGGGTGGAGACTAAAACGTGGGAAGGGACAATAGTCGACCCACAGGCAGCGTATGCTTTGCGGGCGCAAGTACCTATTGGACTGACAACGGCGGCTATCACAATCACAAGTATAAAGGTCAGGCTGAATGATTCAACTCCTGGTGCTGAATTGGCTGGCGATCTGAAATTTGCAGACGATCAATTTACAGGTAGTTTTGCGAACGCAACTGTGATTGACGTTTGCGATACCACATCCGGGGCGTTCACTGCCACGTCAAGTTTTGACGATGCAACCGTGCCAAGTGGCAAATTCGTATACTTCCAGTTTGACGCGTCCCCACACGCCGACATAATCAGCGTGTTTATACAAATATTGTACACGGTGGACTGATGGGATCATTAGGCGACATTTACACTAAGTCACTTCTACACTTCGATGGTGCGGACGCTTCTACCACATTCACAGACGAAAGCGGTAAGACGTGGACAAACGGCGGCGATGCACAGATTGACACTGCGCAATCGGTATTTGGCGGCGCAAGCGGGCTCTTTGATGGTAACGAAGATTATATTATAACAAGCGCTGCACTAGCAGATTTCAACATGCAGACCGCTGGAGACTGGACGGTTGATTTCAGGATCCGCCCAACGAGTGTTGCTGGAACGCATACAATAGCACATTTTCACAAGACTGCTGATGTTAGGGGATTACACATTTATTCTAACGGCACTGCTTTGCTGGTAGACAATGGGTCAACAGCGTCGGGAATAAGCGCCGGAACTATTGCTATTAATACATGGTATCACGTAGCGGTAACCAGGCAATCCGGAACAACAAAACTATGGCTTGATGGGACACTAATAGACAGTGAAGCCGCGCAGGATTACGGTGATAATGATTCTTATTGCATGATAGGTAGATATTATGGTGGCGCTGCAACTGGCGAATTTGCAGGTCATGTTGACGAATTCAGGGTGTCAAAAGGAATCGCAAGATGGACAGCTAATTTTACGCCGCCTACGAGGGCTTATGGTGGCGGCGGTCAGTTTATCAGATGGAGTAACGGATGACATGTTCAGGCGCTTCTGGTGTATTTGCTTGTTGGTGGAGGTTGGATTGATTTTTATTGATGTGTCAAAATGGAATGGAATATTTGACTGGAACAAGGCGCAGGCGCAGGGCGTTGAAGGTGTATACATCAAAGCGACTGGAAGCGGTAATTATGGCAACTATGAGGACTTTAAGTTTCCACTAAACGCCGATACTTGCACACTGAAATATAAAGGCTCATACCACTACTTCGATTATCAGGGTAGAAGTGGCGCCGATCAATGTAAATATTTCCTTGACAAAGTTGGCGACTTCGGGAATATGCGCGGCGTTCTGGATATTGAGGATAACTTTACAAACGGATGGACAAATATTTATAGTATTCTAGGAACGGCAATGCGTGAAGGTCTTGCGTGGGTAAACCAATACAGGCTTGAATGTGGACATGACCCCGTTATGTACCTGAATTTAGGACTGGCAAAGCAAAAGGACTGGCTAGGAAAATACATATTCCGCAACTTTTTAGATTGCCCGCTGTGGATTGCAAGATACGGCGATGTTCCTGACCCCCTTATTTATTCCTCAAAAGAACGCGCGGCATGGTCAGATTATGCCATGTGGCAATACACCTCAAAAGGTAATGGCGCATTATACGGGAACGCGGTCAATAATGACTTCATCGACTTGAACAAGGTCAAGAATCTCAATGCGCTACTAAAACCTGGTATCACGGCTGAGGATGAAATCATCGACATGACCAACGTATTGAACATTGAGCCGTTGTCACAGGTTGACGCAAGCCGGGGAGATATTGCGTTTGGGAACACCAAGATTCGTTATGACGGATGCTTGACCGTTGACATAGAAATGATGCTGAATTACCTGGGCTTGAAAATCGACACCGCCGGACTAGTTACTTGGTTGAATGCCAACGAGGGATATTACGGCAATCTATTTGTGTGGAAGTCAATCGAGAAACTTTTACCTGGCTTGACATTCACCGCGAAATACACGGGCTCCAATCTGGATAAGATTGACGAATCCTTGTCGCGTAAAATGCCCGTGCTGGTATACGTGGACTATGACCCTGCTACCTCATTTGTTGAGCAACATTGGGTATTAGTCATTGGCAAACAAGGCGCGTCCTATATTGCCATTGACACGAAAGACGGCGCAAAGATAAAGTTAGAACAAAGATACGAGCAGATTTACAACGTAGCGACATACGCATTCACTGGCACCATATCCGATGCTGAAAAGTTATCACGGCTATGGTTAGCCCATCCAGATTTACACTAGGAGTTTATTATGGCGTCTTCACCGAAACACTACCCAAATCCAGAAATTCCAAGCAATGAGGATGAATTTTTTATCCTATACTGGAATGACCGCAAAGCACTAAACGCCAAACTGGAAGAGATTGCAAGGTCGCAAACAGAAGACCGTGAAGACGTGGTTAAGTTTATCGACAAGATAGACAAGTGGATTGAAAACCATGACGATAGCCTCCAAACCAATTTGTCTACCTTAATCAGGCATGACGAAAAGATTGACAGCCTTGAGAAAAAGGTGAACACATGGAGTTTGACAAATAGCCTTGCTGCAATCGGAGCATTTCTAACCGCGCTGTTTATGAAGGGTTCGTAAATTGCCACTTGAAACTGGATAAAATTAGTTGTATTATTAGTCTATCATTGCCCCGCGATGGGGCATATTTGTGAGGAGTGATATTTGAAAATTGACAGTAAACAAGTTGGGGCTATCACCACGTTAGCAATTGATGGAACGGAACAGAAATTCTTTTTTACATCGGACATTCATTTCGATAGTGTGTACTGCAATCGCAAAGCCTTCTTTCAAGATCTGGATACAGCAATAAGTCAAGACGCTGCCATTGTCGTGGTTGGTGATTTCTACGATGCAATGAATGGCAGGTTTGACCCGCGCCGTGATATGAGCGCGTTACGTCCTGAATACCGCCGTGCTGATTACTACGATTATGTAGTATTGGATTCGGCTAATCAACTGGAGAAATACGCAAAGAATATTGTGCTTATTACCCCAGGCAACCATGAATTGTCAGTTCTAAAGAATGCGAACACCTATCTATCTGACAGGTTAGTGAGTGCGCTGAATGCACGCGGCGGTAATATCCTACACGGCGGTTATGGCGGGTGGATACGGGTAATGATGCGAAATAACAACCGCTTCGAGGGAACGGTCAGGATCAAGTATTTTCACGGGTCAGGCGGTGAGGCTCCAGTAACCAGGGGCGCTATCCAAACAAATAGACAAGCCGTTTATCTCCCGGATGCAGACGTGGTAATCAATGGTCATTCGCATAATGCTTACTGGATACCGATAACCCGTGAAAGATTATCGAATAAGGGAGCGCATTACTTTGACACACAGCATCATGTTAGAACGCCGGGGTATTGCCAGTCTTACGGTGACGGGTCCACTGGTTGGGAAGTCACACGGGGCGGCGTGCCTAAGCCCATGGGCGGCTGCTTCATCACTGTGACTAATGGCGGCGTAAAGCAGAAGTCAAACAACGTGAATAATATCGAAGTTGCCCCATTGATACACAATCCGAGCGCGGTAAGTCCGGCCAATGATATGTTCAGCGGCATGGTGTTCCCACAAGAGTGAAAATTGCCTATTGACATTTGAAAAATAATGTCTATAATAAATAGTGTAGTGGTGAATTGTTCAGTTACTTCTTTGGATGAAAAATACTGAACAAGCCAGTTCCCTACAAAACAAATTAAATATCCGTAGTGAAGTGTCAGGTTACTTCTGCTAAAAGTTTACACCCGACACGTTTGTTCTCGGAGAAACAAATTAAAGCCCACGAGAACGTGGGTATTTTTTATAGAGGAGAGAATATGAAAACAAATGTTCGTCAGGCAACAAGTTTTGTAACGCACGAGGGAGCGCCCGCAAAACGCATCAACGCAGAACAAGAATTAAGGCGTTCTGTGATGGCGTGTATGCTGTGGGAAGATTCTTTTTACGAGGACGGTCATTCGATAGCAGAACGAATAGCCTCACTTGTTGGAGAAGTCGATCCTTTCAAATGTGCAAATATAGCGATTGAAGCGCGCGAGAAAATGAAACTGCGCCACGCTCCGTTATGGATTGCGCTATCAATGGCAAAGTTACCAGAACACAAAAAGCACGTTGCGGCAACATTGACCAGGATTATCCAGAGGGTTGATGAAATTGCAGAGTTTTTATCCTTGTATTGGTTGGATGGAAAGAAACCCATTTCAGCACAGATCAAAAAGGGTTTAGCGGGGGCGTTCCTAAAGTTTGATGAATACTCGTTTGCGAAATATAACCGTGACGGTGCAATCAAACTACGTGACGTTATGTTTTTAGTTCATCCAAAACCCGCGAATGCAGAGCAGGAATTGCTATTCAAGAAAATAGCCAACAATGAACTGGCAACCCCTGACACGTGGGAAGTTGCGTTGTCGGCAGGCAATGACAAAAAGGAAACCTGGGAACGGTTGATAACCGAAAATAAATTGGGTGGATTTGCGGTATTGAGAAACCTGCGAAATATGCAAGAGGTTGGATTGTCAGATGGTGTAATCAAAAAAGCAATCGAATCCGTAAAGACAGAGCGCATACTGCCATATCGCTTTATTGCCGCCGCTCGTTATGCCCCTCAATTTGAGCCACTTCTGGAAGAAAAGATGGTATCCAGTATTGGAGAATCAAAACTACCTGGCAAAACCGTTTTACTGGTTGATGTATCGGGAAGTATGGATGGAAAACTAACGTCAAAGTCTGACCTGAATAGAATTGACGCGGCCTGCGGTTTGGCAATTCTCTTGCGCGAAATCTGTGAGGATGTAAAAATCTATTCGTTCTCAATGGCGCTAAAACAGATCCCGGCGCGGCGCGGCTTTGCTTTGCGAGACGCTATTATGACAAGTCAGGAACATTCAGGGACGCCGTTAGGGTTAGCGGTACAATCAATATACGCTCCGATAACATTTGTCGGTAGCCTTGCATCGTTTGGTTATTATGGTGCGCGAGAAGTTGATTATCGCGGTCAAGCATTGACTCCCGACAGGCTTATTGTTATCACAGACGAACAATCTAGTGATGCTGTGCAAAATCCGATCAATAAAGGATATATGATAAACGTATCCACAGAAAAGCGCGGGGTTGGATATGGACAATGGTTACACCTTGACGGATTCAGCGAAGCAATAGTAGACTATATCCGCGAGTACGAAACCGAACTGGTATAATCGCACGAGTGGGCAAAGTCCCTGTGCGTTTATCGTGGGGGCTGTAACCCGAAAGGGCAGCCCCCAGCATACTTGACAATGATGTATAATGTAATTAGTAAACGGATGAAGCCTTAGTGCTCAAATGTCATCCGTATAGGAGAAATGCTCCGATAGCTAAGCGGTAAAGCCCGCGCATTCTAGGCGGAGAACGAGGCGTTCGATTCCCTCTCGGAGCAACTTGGAGTACCGCTCGTCTTTATGTCTTGGTGTGGAAAATACTATTGGGTAGAAGGTGATGGGGTCGCGGTAGGGAATGCTGGGCGACTAACCAATAGCAATCGAGCACAAGACACTCCGAAAATAAACACACGAATATCGGAGCAACCACCCACTCGAAAGAGGAGGGTGGTTTGTTTTACAAGGACATTACCTTACTTTTACTGAATATACGGTAATTCCCTTTTTGTACCGCAGATGTCACACACTTTTCGTTCGATAAATGTGAGGGTTGACACTGATCTACGTATGATAAATGTGTAGACCAATACATCGACATTTCCCGAATCGTCAAATTCGCACAAAAGTGACGGTTTACGAGAATTTATATACATCTTTTTGTCAATGTATCCAAACTATGCCGTTTTGTATACATTTGTCTCCCACATTATCACACAAAGTGAGACATAACAATTTTGTTATATTCCAGTAGACAGGGGGAATAGGAAAACTAACCTATTATACTTTAGTACCAATCTTTAGTACCAAATGATAATCTATTGTAGTTTATTATCATTGTTGATAACTTATTGAATCAAATAACATACACGCCAATGTTTTACGCGCCTTAGAATCAATCCTGGTGGACACAGTAGCATATCGCATAGCATTCCGAGAACACGGCGGGGGATAGTGGAAACTGGCGGAAATTGGTGCTTGACAAGTGATATCATTTGGCGTATCATGTATGCATACAAGAGGAG